AAACACTAATATTGAGTTAACGCACGAACAATGGCTGGATTCTCTTGAGTGATAAACGACTACAACTAAAAAACGACTTCGACTTTTATTCGCGTAACTGCCTAAAGATACGTACCAAGGATAAAGGGCTTACTCCTTTCTCAATGAATGACGCACAGCAATATATACACTCTAGGCTTGAACAGCAAATAAAAGACACTGGCAAGGTCAGAGCTATTATCTTAAAAGGCAGACAGCAAGGGGCTAGCACTTATGTAGGTGGTCGATTCATTCATAGAACAACACACAATAAAGGCGTCCGGGCTTTTATCCTCACGCATGATGGTGAGTCAACCAATGCTCTGTTTGAAATGACAGAACGTTATTATGACAACTTGCCTAAATTTGTTAAACCAACCGTTAGTGCTGCTAATGCTAAAGAGTTGCATTTTGGTGCTTTAGATTCAGGTTATAAGATAGGGACGGCAGGAAACAAGGCTGTAGGTCGTGGCCAAACAATACAATACTTCCATGGTTCGGAGGTTGCTTTCTGGATGAATGCCAGCGAGCACACTAAAGGGATTATGCAAGCAGTACCAGACGCACCGGGAACAGAGGTTATATGGGAGAGTACCGCAAACGGTGTTGGTAACTTTTTCCATGAACAATGGAAGCTGGCAGAAAAAGGGCTATCAGAGTTTCAGGCTATATTTGTGCCGTGGTTTTGGCAGTCAGAATATAAAAAGGAAGTGCCAGAAGGGGTAGCGTTTACTGATGAAGAAATGCTACTTGTTGATGTTTATGATATCACCAGGGAGCAATTGTATTGGCGCAGGATCAAGGTGGCTGAATTAACTACTGATGGTGTCGATGGTTCAAAAGCGTTTAAACAAGAATACCCAATGAATGCGGCTGAAGCTTTTCAGGTTTCAGGTGGTGACGGTTTGATTCATGCTGATGCTTGCTTAGTTGCTAGAAAGAACAAGGTTAAAGGTAGTGGGCCATTAGTCGTAGGTGTAGATCCAAGTCGCGGCGGTGATAGATTTGCTATAGTTAGACGACAAGGGCGTAAAATGTATGGCATGGAATCATACAAGGGCGAGGAATGCGACAAGTTAGGTAAGAATGTTGCTATCTGTAAAGAGATACTTGACACAATAGATCCTGATGCTGGCAAAGTTCCTGATATGATGTTTGTCGATTTTGGCTCAGGTGCCGACATTGTAGATAGATTACATGAACTTGGTTACAATAAACGGGTAAAATCTGTACATTTTGGCTCAACTCCATTATCTCCAAAGAAATACAAGAACAAAAGAAATGAAATATGGGGCGAGATGGCCGATTGGTTGGTTGACGAATCACTGCCACCAGAGATACCAGACGATGACGAAATGCAAGCTGATTTATGCGCTAGCCCTTACGAGCGAGATTCTAATGATAGGCGTGTATTGTGGGCTAAAGATAAGATCAAGTCTAAGTATGGATTCAGCCCTGATTACGGTGATGCTGGCGCTTTAACATTTACAGAGCCAGTCAATACAAACAAGAAAGTTAAACTCAAATTTAATTCAGTATGTAGGTAAGGACAAGTTATGCCACTTAAACAAAGTTATGAAAATATCAGTGATGTACTGATTATGATTGAGAAATCTCAGTCGGCAGAGAGCGAACAACGCGAGCAAACCAGAGAAGCTAAACGCTTTATTACTGAACGCGGTGGTCAATGGGACGAATACGCTAGCTCTAAAATGGACGGTCGCTTTCGTGGTACGTTTGATATGTGCACACCTATCATTGATGGTATTGCCGGAGAGATTGAGCAATCAGACTTTACATTGAGGGTTGCGCCTAGTGGTGGTGAAGCCTCAAAAGATACCGCTAAAACCTTGGACGGTATTATTCGCAATATTCGCAACATATCCAACGCTGAAGATGTTTTTAATTCTGCTGGGCGTTCTAATGTAACGGGCGGCTTTGATGCTTGGGAAGTTGTTCAGGATTGGGTTGATGGTGATACGTTTGATCAAGATTTATTTATCCGTCGAGTGCCTAACGCTGTCGATTCAGTTTGGTTTGACTTATCCTCAGTGCTTCAAGATAGAAGTGATGCTAACTGGGGTGTTAAGTTAGTCGCATTACCTGTTAGCGAATACGAATCTCGATGGCCTGAAGGTGCGGGCGCGTCAGTAGGTGACAAATCCATTAATCAGCAAAATTGCAGCAGCTTTACAAAGAAAGAAGTTGTTACAGTTGGTAAGCTTTATTACAGAAAGCCCCGTAAAATTGAATTAGTGCGAATGACTAACGGCGCAGTTTATAAAGATGATGATGATTTTGAATCAATAAAAGACGAGTTAGCACTTCAAGGCGTAACCATAGAACTAGATGGTAACGGTGAAGAGAAGCGTAGAACCAGAGAGAGCTGGCGCGTATATTCTCGCATGTTCGACGGCTCAATGTGGCTAGATGAAGAAGAGGAAACCGTATTTGATTACATTCCGTTAATACCTATTTATGGTAATTTTGATGTTGTTGATAATGAATGTGTTTACTTTGGCAAGCTAGAGAACCTGTATGACTCTCAACGTGTATTAAACTACGCCATGAGCCGAGATATTGAAGACGGTGCACTATCTCCTTCACCTACTATTTGGATGACTGATAAACAGGCTGAGGGGAATGATTATTCAGAGATGAATACTGATCGCGCTCCTATCCGAATTTATAATGCAGATCCTGAAGCGCCACCAGTTAACGGGCAATCTTTCACAGGCGGGCCAACTCCAAGTGCAGGGTTACAAACAACAATAGCCAACACTCAACAGATGATCTCAACGTCATCTAATACCTTTCAGTCACAACAAGGTAATGCCAATGCTCAACAATCAGGTGTTGCAGGATTGCAACAGATTGAGCAGGGCAATGTAGGTAATATTAAGTGGTTTAAGGATTTAGAGGTCGCTATCTGCCACACTGGTAAAGTGTTAATTAATGCTATACCGCGTGTTTATGATGCTACTCGTCAAGTTAGAATACTAAGCGAAGATGGCAGCTCTGAAATAGTCGTACTTAATCAGCCAGTTTTAGATCAGCAAACAGGTAAAAACATTACACTGAATGATTTATCAATTGGCGAGTACGATGTAGTTTGTGAAGTTGGCCCAGCATTTAACTCAGCACAGAAAGAGGCGGCTCGCTCATTTGAAGTTATGGCGAGTATTAATCCGCAGTTTGCACAGTCTGGTATGGATATTTGGCTCAAGAATAAAAAAGAACCAGGCATGGATTTAATGGCTGAACGCTTCAGAGAGCAATTATTTAATGCTGGCTTAATACCTGAATCACAATGGACGAATGAAGAGCAACAAGCAGTACAGCAGCAGCAAGCACAAGCGGCACAGCAGCCACCACAAGAAGATCCTAATATGTTGATTGCTCAGGCTGAAATGGGTAAGGCACAAGCAGAGCAGCAAAGCGCCCAAACTAAACAGCAAGAAGCTCAGTTTAACGCACAGGTTAAAACAGCGCAGGTTCAACTAGAGCAAGACAAAATAGCTTTAGAGCGTGAGAAATTACAATTAGAAGCTGCTAAGTTTGAAAGGGCTGGCGAGGCTAAGTTCAATACTGAAATGATCCAAGCTGACCAGAATCAGCAGAAGATTGACAACCAAGCGCAGAAAGACCAGTTTAACGCCTTATTATCTCAACAGCAGCAACAGCAGCAAGAGATTAACGACGCGATAAATAACCTTAAAGTGTTACGTGAAGCTATGGGGGTTGATGCGATTGTGGGGCCAACTAATACGCAAGCCTACACTGAGCAGGCTGATATTGTATTAGATAAACAGGGCGAAGAATAAAAGGTAAAGCCCTTTAATTAGGGCTGATCTCTATATGATTTGGATATCTTTTTTATTTTATTTACTATCTTTAGCAAGTTATAAGCCTCCCCGTTAGCGCTGCCACCAACAAATGTCACAATATAATTATCGCTATACTTTCTTTTTTCGCTACACAACGGTTCATCTATCATTGCTATTCTTTTGCCAGAGTTAACCGTACCAGACTCATAACACTGATAACTAACTATAATACTGCGTGACATAACTTTTTTGAATTTCATAACTACCTCACGTTAGGGCTATCTTTACAGTTATGCTTATGCTTATTATAAGCACCTTCCCAAAATACCGACCTATTGAATGCGTTAGCGTTTTTCTTATTGTCGCTCGCACACTTAAAAAACCAACGTAATGCCATGCCTTTACAGTAACCATTGAATTCAGCACAAGTTAGATTTAAGGCTATTTTACTTATATTGTTTTTCGCTTCGTCCATAATTACCCCACACTAGGGCTTTTACCCGTAGTATTACCAAAGTAGCGAGCAGCAGAGGTTATTCTTTTTGCTGTCTCGCCACACTCACACTTAGCAGATAGTTTATTATCTTCACTGAATACCTCAAATACCCCACACTTAGGGCATTGAAAGTTCCTAAGCTTCTTCATCTTGTAAAATCCTAAGTAACTTATCTTCATCAGCCCCAGCTTTTATTGCTGATTCAAGTGCGTGCATAAGTACATCTTCCACGCTTTCAGTAGTTACAAACAGCTTGTCGTGTAACTGAGTTTTTAGGTTGATATCCTTTCTGGTGTATTTAATCATTACTTTTCCTTTGGCAACATAAAGTTTCTACCGTCCATACAAGTAAATTGATAATAAAACTTAGTTTCTAGATAACTAAACAGCTTAGAGCCTTCACAGAATCCATGCTTTTGTAACTGAGCCAGCTCTACATGCTCCATTATCTTAACTTGCTTTTGTTCATGCGTTGGCTTCTCTGTTGATTTACACCCACCAAGAGCTAAAGCAGCAATAGCGAAAATGCTTATTAATTTTTTATTCATTATTAGTTAAATCCTTAAGTTCAGTTATCATTTTATTTAATTTGTCAGGGTTGTTTTTAATCATATTTCTATAAGTCTTTAAGCATATACCTAAAGCCTTCACGCCTTCAGTCAAAGAATAACCTTTTAATATTAGCTTTGCTGTCGTTGGTTGCCTCAATTTAACCTCCCTTATTGCGTTAATAATTATAAATGTTACACTATAAGATGTAAAAAACAAGGGAAAACACTTGGTTTTTGCACAAATCAAACTAACTGGTATAATTATATCAAGGCTACAGTAAGCCGTTTTAAATTACTGGCAAGGCGAAAGCCTATACCTAATAAGGGCAATAACATGAGTGAAGAGCTACAAAACGAAGCAGGCGAACCAGAATTAAATGAGCAGCCAGTTGTCGAAAATCATCAGCAAGATGATGTAGAGTTAGCACCTACAGAAGAGCAAGTTGAGCAACCAAAAGCAGAAGATGAAACCGCTAAGCAAGATGCTATTCAAAAGGCTATTAATAAAAAGCACTTTGAAGCACAGCAAGCAAAGCGTGACTTAGAAGCGGCAAATAAACGAATAGCAGAGTTTGAAGATCAACAACGACAACAACAAGCGGCACAAGTAGGAAATATCCCACCAATGCCAGATGCCTTTGATGATGACTTCGAGGCTAAAGTTCAGGCGCGTGATGAGGCATTGATTGCTAATGCTAATTACAACTCACAAAATCAAGCATATTTACAGCAGCAGCAAGACCAGCAGCAGCAAATTCAAATACAACAACAACAAGCGCAAAATCAAGTATTACAAGAGCATGGTAATAGAGCTACAACATTAGGCATTAAGCCAGAGGAAATGCTGGCGGCAGAAAATACTGTTATTAGCTATGGTTATCCGCCTGAGTTGTTAACGCATATTGCTTCAGACAAAGAAAGCCCGTTACTGATTAAGCATCTCGCAGCTAATCCGCAAGACGGTGTTGAGTTGGCTAACTTAGTGAATACTAACCCTTATGCTGTTAGTGGCTTTATTGAGCAGGTACGCGGTAAAGTTGGAGCGTTAAAGCCTAAAACTAGTAACACTCCTAACCCGTCAAAAGACATTAGCGGC